GTTTAGTTCTCTCATGTATGGTGTAAATAGTTTACCAAGTTCGTTACGTAGACCGCCCAAAGGTATTGTGTTGTTCATCAAGTTAGCTGCTATTCTTGCAGGCTGTCCGGGTTTTGCACCAAACAAGTCTACAAACGATTGTAAGCCAGCAAGATAAGATTTACTTGTTACACCCTGAGCTAGCAGTAGAGATACCTTGAGTAGGTTATCTTTTGTCCACTCTTCACCCATAAGTAAACTAGCGTCACCTATATCAGCTATCATAGACATGACTTGGTTAAATGGTTCAAACGAATCGTAGCCTACTTGTACCTCGCCTATTTTTATAGTTCTAGGTTTGTAGCCTGCATCCATCCAAACATTACGCTTTTGTCTATCTATTGGGCCGTTACCTGTTAGCTCTCCTGACATCCATTTTTGTGCAGCCATAAATACTAGAGCAGAGCCCATCGCCAATCGGCCACGTTGTAGTGCCTTAGCATTAGCAAGTTCTCTAGCATTAGTAATACCAAACTTTGGCCCAAGCTCTGCAAAGGCTTCTGGTGTTGGTTTTGCAAATGCTATATCGTTAAACTCTTTGACTAAGAAGTTAAAACCGGGTGTAAATTTAGCTGTAAGTTTTAGACCGTTTACACCTGTACGTGCAAATAAAAAGAAAGGTCTAGCCCAAGGATTCTGTTGAAACACTGCGTTTAGGTTTCTAGAAAAACCACTAAGGTCTTGAGTTAGTGTTACTTCTTTACGTGCAAACTTTGTAGCTTCGTCAACTATATTACCATTCGCATCGAATATATCACGATAGAAAAAGTCTTCAAAGTCTCTTACAAGAGGAGCATCAATCTCAGTATATGAAGTTAACTTACCAGCATCTTTTACATCAAATGCAGATAGTAATGCTTTCTCACGCATCTTAGCTCTACCTAGTATATATGCAAACGCATCGTCAGTAGCAGCCATAATCTTTGTAGAGTATCCTAAGAAACTCTTATCATTCAATGTACGTGCCATGTTAGCCATACGAAATGCAGCCTTGTCGCCGGGTGTAGCACGACCACTATCTTCTGCCCATCTACGTAATACTTCCCAGTTTTGATCTCCAGATGTATACTCAGAGAATCTAGTTTTAACAGTTGATATTTCGCCTGACCAGTAAGAGTTTAGTCTAGTCTTAAATAGCTCAAACGACTCTGGTATAGCTTCCATCATAGCGTTCATAGATGCTAGCCCTGCACGTAAACCACGCACGTCTTTGGTAAATGGTAGTGACAATGCAGCACCTAGAGTTGTAGCCATAGGACGTAAGAATGTATGTGTAGCTGTACCGATGATAGCTCTAGCCGGTGTCTTAGGGCCAGATAATATACTATGTGTCATTACACCTTGTAGTTCTCTGACAAGAGCACCTGTCTGTTGTTTACCTTCGATCTCACCACCTCGTATCATTTTACGAGCCCACTGGTCAAAGTCATCTAGATTGTTTACAGTTTTCATGGATGAGAAAGCTTCAAACAATGCCATAAGCATTTCACCATTTGGATCTGTTTCGACTGATATATCTAGTATAGCCTGTATTGACTCACGTGTATCAGCCATTTCTTGTGACAATGTTTTTTCTAGATATCTACGTTTGCCTGCACCTAGTTCTCTAAAGTTCTGTGACTTGATTATTCTAGCACGTTTAGCTTCTGTTAGTGCCACAAACATGGTGTCACGTATAGCTTCTAACGGGCCATCAGTATCAGCTAGGTTTACAAAGTCTTTTAGTTCTCTACCAGCAATACCTAAGTCACGTACTTGTTGTAAAAGTGTACCAACAACCATGTCAGTAACAACAACATACTTACTTGTTATTGTGTCAACTTTATCTATGACGTTACCATCTATATCTGTAATAGAGTATGTATCAGTAGCTCTTAATATTTCTTCTAGATATTCTTCTGGAGACATATCAGCAGCATTTCTACCAGCTGTAATACGTTGGTGTGCAGCTATAGAATCACCAAATGCTTCTACAAGTGTCTGTCTGTTTGTTTTAGCTTCTTCTATAAGCTCATTATATCTGTTATTACTGTATAATTTACGTAATACTTCGTCGACAACCTCTTCGCTAAGACCTGAGTTTTTAGCAGCACGTTCTCTTTGTACTGGTGTTATAACGTTACCAGCTGCTCCTTCTTCAGAACCCCAGTCGTTTTTTATTTTCTTCTGGTTTTCCCATACAATAAATGGGTCATCCTGTGATAAAGTTGCACCCTGATGTGTACCAGCCATAGGCTTGTTTTTAGCAGCTCTAAAGCCAGACTCGCCTTCGCGTAGTTCTTGTAATCCTTTAGCTAGTGTCTGTTCATCAACACTTTTACCTCTAGATTCTATCATCTTTTGTACTGATTGCTTACCCTTACCAAGAGCCATAGCAGCTCCATCAAAGATAAGACCTATGCCCATACCTTCTACGATGTTCTTCATTTTCATCATAATAGGATGGTCAGTTTCTTTTGTGCTAAGAGGTGTATCAATCCAACCATAGTGATCTCGCATCATACCTAATGCGTTTTCTGCATCAGATTCTTTTGACACTAGGTCAGATATAGCACCAATACCAGCTGCACGTACAAGACTAGGAGCACCTAGTAAAGCTTTTGCACCGGCTGCAATACCTAGAGGAGCACCAGCTGCGACTGCACCTTTTGCTGCTAGCACTGTTGCACCAGCCATAGTACCAAAGTGTACTGTGCCTCTTAACATCTTACCCCACCATGTCTTTGTGACAATAGGATTAGAGTAAGATTTGAACGGATCCCACTCTGGTTCGTAGTATCCTTTTTCTTCACGCTCTTCTTGCATTTCGCCAGATAGAGCATCTGCTGTTCTTTCAGCAAATGTAGCTACAGACGTAGCCGTATCTTGAACACCACCAGTTAAGGCAGACTGTAACTCTTTTGCTACAGCCTTGAAACCCCAGCTACCTTCTCCACGAGGATCTGTTAACTCTTCAGCTTCGTTTTGGATAGCCTTCTCTTCTTCAATAGCCTGTTCCTGTATTTGTTGTTCCTGTTCAACATTACCTTTGAGAGCATCATTGGCTTGGTCAAACGAGTCTTTTTCTTTGTTTTCTTCTTCGTATATAGGCATTAGTCTATTTCAGTTAGATAATAAGTGTTCATTAATCCTCTGGATATTGAGTTTGGCATAGAGAATGAGTCGTACCCTAGACCATCAAACTCAGTATCGTCGAAATCTATGTTGACTGGTTCAATAGATTCGTATGTAGCTCCACCTGTAAAACTGCTCATGCTGCCTAACTGGTTGTCACCATACAGTATTTCGTTTTGATGAGCTCTAAGTAGTAACTCTTGGTTTTTAGCATTGAATGGTGCATCAGCTGGTAAACCTGATCTTTGTAAAGCTTTGTTAAATGTTGACTTGTTCCATTTATATTTACCAATCTGTATACCAGCTCCGGTAAGTACACCAGACCTGTTACCTTTGCTTGTAAATAACTCGCCAACCTCTGTCATAGATTTAGTTTGTATGTTAAAACTATCACTATAACTTCTACCAGTTCGATCTCTAAATGTGTTATGGTCTGCACCTTTTGCAGCCATTTGATCCTTAAATATACTCATGTTATCGCTACTGTATATCTCTTGGCTCATAATCTGTATAAGATTTGATGGAGTAGGAAATCTATTTAACCTCTCTTGGTCACGCTCTGACATACCATCATCTGGAAACTTAACAAAGTAAATCTTGTCAGGATCAATAGTTTCTATGTCAAGGCCAAGTGCTTCTACTCTCTGCTTCATTAACTTTAAAGGATGTATACCAGTCTTTCTAGATAAGTTTAGATAGAACTCAGGTATCTGTCCATTCTGTTTTTTCAAAGCTCTAACACCTAGAGGTAAAGCTGACTCTTCACCGGGTAGATACATTTCACTACCAAGCGTGTTACTGTAATCTTCATCATCTTTGTTTAGACGATCCAGAAGTTTGTCTTGTAGTAAGTATCTTTGAGGATCATTCTCAGGTTGACCGGGAGGTGGGTAAACATCATATGGGCCAACGCTTTGTTTCTTACCATCTAAGCCTATAACTTCTGACTTTTGTTTAGGATCTGCATAGTTAGCTTTGATCTTATCGACAGCTATTTGATGAGCTTTGTTAGCATTATTTGTTTGCATAAATGCTATTCTATACTCTTCTTCATAAGCTATACCCATATTAGTTATGGTTTCAAGATCTTGAATACTAGCTAGGTCTGGGTCTTGTACAATAACATTACCAGACTTATCTGTTTTTGTATTTACTAAAGCATTAAACATCTTATTAGCTTTAGCTGTTAATGCAGAGCTCGGCTTAAATCCGTTAATTAACTCTTCAGCATCTGTCTTAGTTCTTTTTCTAATATCACCATCTTTTATAGCAGCAAGTCTAGCTTCTAAAGTACCAGAGTCAATCTTACCATCAGCTGCATCAAGCAGTATAAATCTAGATTCTTCTTCATCATCGTAGTCACCGGGAACATAGTAGTCAGCAAGTTTCTTTAATTTTGGATCTGTAACAGGTAGTCCTAGATCTTTAGCTATCTTATGTAAATCTTTTGTAACCATGTCTCGAGTTAAGACTACATCATCTGGTAGATCTTTGTAACCTTCAATAGCTGAGTTAACAGCAGTTTCAGCTTTGTTAGTAATTTCTAGCTCTCTTTTTTCAATGTCTTTCTTTTGAGATCTCATAATGAGTTCTCCAAGTTTGTTATCTAGAAGAGTAGCACCCGGAGTATTGACACCAGCTAGGTTTGTTTTGACCTTGCCGTTTGTACCTCTTTGAGTAAAGTATGTATCTCTAATTAGCTGTAGTTCTGTAGTGCCTATGTAACCTTGTTCAAATGCTTTGTCAAGTCTGTCGCCTAATTTAGCATATGCAAAGTTCATATCTTTCTTACCACCCGGAGCCCCATGTGCTAGCCTTGTAAGTAGTCCAGAGTTAGGGTCATCATCAGTACCAAATAAATACTCTGATGCCATTTCTGGATTGTTGACCAACATGTCAGATAAGTTAAGTATCTCTTTTACTTCACCTAACTTTAGCTCTTCTTCTATCTTACGATTTAGACCTTTAGTGCTGATACCGTTGATGTTTTTACGTAGATCATCAAGCATCTTATTCTTGTGTCTACCTTTTAGAGTGCTCATAGCACCTGATTGCATCAAGCCACTGCGACCCCAAAAGAATAAAGCTTCGTCAGCTAAACCTGAGTCACCGTCAGCCATAAGTTGGTTGTAGCTTCTACCGTTAGCACCCGGAACCGCAGCATTACTAAGTGGGGTGTTAAGATTTTGACCTACAAAGTTGCTAGTCCAGTTTACAGCTTTCTTAGCAGTAGCAGCTGAGTTTTCATCATATGTAGGTATATTTCTAATAGTAAGAGTATCTAAAGTTTCAGTGGCTTGATTTTTACTGTCTGGAGCTGCATTGTTTTTTTCTACTTCTTGTGCAGCTAGACTCTCAGCTTCAACTTTATTTTGATTTACTTCTTTACTAAGTTCTTTTTCAGCTTCTGCGTTTTCTTTAGCTACCTTGTCATCTTGACCCGGTACAAGTTCACCAGTATTGGTATCATAAATCTTACCATCTTTACCTTCATATGTACCTTCTCTCTGATCTTCTCTTAACGACCTAGTATCATTCCAAGCATCTAGCTTTTTCTTAAACTCGACACCTTGACCTATAAGCTTACCAAACTTTTGAAAGTTACGAGATCTAGTTTCTGCATCTGCAAGAGCATTTTGTTTGGCTCTTTCGTATGCAGCTGCGTATATTTTGTCTGTTTCTGCTAGAGCTTGGTTTGCTACTTTAGAACCATCATAGCTGACTTCTGCAAAGTTGCTGTCAGAATGGTTGAAACTAAACTGTTCAAACTCCATTAAGCAACCTCCCTAAACTCAACATCAATCTGGCTGTAATCTACAGCAAAAGCACCATCGCTTCTTTTTGATACTGCCTCTGGTTTTCTTAGTAAAACATCCTGTGCCATAACACCTATGTATTGTGTATCTTCATTAATGTAACTAAACTTATAAATATCATAGCCACTAATGGACGTACCTATCTTTTTGATATCTTCTTTTATTCTTACGTCACTACCAATAAATGGCGAGATAACGCTCATACCAAAGCTGACACTGTTCATAAACTGACCAGCTCTGTCTTTTGGTGGTAGCATAGTAGGTGGCCCAAACTGTGGATCGAATCCAAGTTGTGTACGATTACTACGTAGTTGCTCTTGTAAACCTCTTGTTATTTTAGTCTGAGCTTTTGCTTCTCCAACAGTTGCTAGAGCATACTGCTTTCTGTCAACTTCAGCCAGCTTGTTATAAAAGTCTGCTTTCTGTCTTCTTCCAAAAGCTCTTGATCTACCACCTTCATTTACAGCTGCTTGAGAATAATACTTCTGTGCTGCTTGTTGTTTGTCTAGTAGACCTTTACCTTGCTCACTTAGAGCGAAGGCAGTAAAGTCAGATTGAGAACGAGATTGTCCTAGTCCAAGAATGTTGTTTATATTATCCTTGAAGTCAACCTCTTTATTCCATTGTTTGATGCCGTCGGAGTAGTATTTTAGTATCCGCTTTTTGTTTTCTTGTCTAGCGGCCTCTCTTCTTCCGGCGTTAGGATCTGGTGCACACACGGCAAAATTCTATAAATTGTATATTGTTCGGCCCATGTTCAAACTTACGTAAAAACTTGAAACCTAAAAATTGTAATAGTTTTAGATGTACGGTGTTACGAGAATCTACGATATTCCACAGTAATTTTTCGTTACGTTGTTCAAGCCAGCGTTTAGCTTCTCTTGCAAACGTAATTGGGTATTCGTGTATAGCTGGAGTGCATAGCATCCAGACTTCTCCAGTCGGCCCAACTCCGGCCATGCCAGCAGTCTTGCCGTTAGGCACTGTGAAATACACGCACAAGCCCGTTCTAGCCGCTCGTAGCAGCTCTTCCGTAGCATCTAGCCCATGACCTTCTTCGACCTCTCTGCGGTCATCTGGACGTAGATTAGAGGCCACCTCTCTGGCAGCCTCCTCTGTGATTGGGTGTATATATTCGTCTAATTTAGACACGTCTGTAAAATTTGGGTGAGAAATCACCTTCCCAAGACATAGCTCGTAGCGTAGCTGGGGCAGGGTGAGTTGATTTAAGTGTAATATCTACGTTTTTATTTCTTTCGTAGACTGGGATAGTTTTGATAAACTCTTCGAGATATGGTGCATCAGAGACTTGGTATTCGTCAAGCTCTGTTGATTCATATACTTCTGTGTAGTCAGTTTTTCCAATTCGTTCAAGTGTTGTTTCATAAAGACCTATCTTACCAAAGTGAAGTTTGATTCTATGTATAACAAGAGATGAGTTTACATCAGCACTTACCCCTTGCCCTTGAGCTTTAGTTACAAAGAGTGTAGGAAACTTTATACTATAGTCGTATATGTAACCTATGTGATATGTGTCTGTCCATTGTCCCGGTACTGTAAGTGTTGTACCGTTGATAGTAGGTTTTGCATATCTACCTACACGTGTGGAGTTTGAGTTGCTATCTACAATAGCTAGTGTATAATTTGGACTTGTGACTAGACTTAGCCAACCCACATTACTGAAGGTTGTGGTGTTGCTAGCTGAATCATAGCTACCACCGTCAAGAAGAGTACGATTATCCAAATGTAATAAGAAGTCGACATTATCTTGTAAAATAAAAGGATCTGATTCTTGTTGTACTAACCTTACGCTTTGTAAAAAATTGTCAGTATCTATAAAATAGTACTCATCATTTATAACAAAGTGATACAGTAATGGGTTGTTAAACTTCCATTTAAACCATGATGACTGCTGACGCTTATCTCCTACGTTAACATATCTAAATCCTATAACCTCGTCAGAGTCAGTCTTACCTATAAGAACCATATCATTTTCTCTAGATACAGTAAGTAAGTCAACTTGTTTTGGTATTAGTGTAGGTACAACTCTACTTTGTTCTACAACATTTGGTTCTGCTTCTCTAGCTATGTTAGCCATTTCATTGAAGCGACTGAACTTACCAGAGTTATCTAGATAAGCTATAGTTGTACCAAGTGATATAGGAGGTATTTTTATATTATAGTTATTAGTTGCAAGACTACGTAGCTTTGCAGTATCAGGGTTAAAAACTGTGTCGTCAGATGATAACAAGAATTGTTGGTTTGAGCTGAATACAACTAGACCTGTATTTATATCTATGCCATCAAATAGTTCTGATGGAAAGGTAGAAGAACATGCTATATCTACAGGATCGTTTGCACTAACTGTCAAAGCAGTTTGAGCAAAGAAGTCAGGTTCTCCAAGTGTACCAGCTTGTGATAATATTACATTTTCTCCAGCTAAAAAGGCTAGCCTATTTCTGAAGAATAGTACTTTATTAATACGTTTATTATGAAACGACGGGAGAGGGTTAGTCTCTTCATCACCTACAGCTCTGTCAGCGTATGTAAACTGTTTGATAGTAAATGTAGCTACCTCGTTTACTGTACCGGGATTAGTCAGGGCTGTTCTTTGTATAACCAAAGGCATGTTTGTTAGAGTCTTAGGTATACCGGGCTTGGCACATTCTGTCCATGAACCTGTACCATCCTGATCGTTTAGACCCTCGAATCGTAGGTAGTAGTCGTCTTCTTCTGATATTCTAGCATTTGCAATTTTGACTATGTAGCCATGTTTACACTGTTTTGGTAGTAATGTAACATCGTTTACTGATGTACCCATGCTTCGCATCAGGTCATCTTCTACAATCTCTACGTTAAAACTAGAGCTACTAGACATGTAGATGCCGTTACCAATTATGCTTGCAGAGATACCTGTACTGTTTAATTCTGCTACTATGCCAGCTAAAACTGTATCAGCACTTACAGCAGTATCAGCATCAAAAGGTGTACATGCTGGACGTACAGCCCTGATGTTTGCTTTTACGGCGATAGCTTCGTGGTCGGTAACTTCAATAGTATATGTAGCTGGAGATTCACCTTTATTAGATCTACCACTATTACCTTGAGCTGATCCTGTTATAGTACGACCCTTAGCAGAGTCCATAGTAACTGTAAATTTATCACCAGTTACCCAGCCTTCTCCACCATGAAGTAGAAAAATACTTCTTGCATAGGCACATGCAAAGTCTTCTGGTTCGTTACCTTCACCACCTATACTACCTTGCTGTCCACGTATGTCAAGCTTAAATACCATATTACTTTTGCCACTGGTAACTAAGTTGTTACTGGAGTCTCTGACTTCAACTGTAGTCGTACCTGTGTAACTACTTGCAGCATCAACAACAAATGTCTGTATTCCAATACCTCTACACTGACCTGTACCCTCACTTTCATCAAGTGTGTCTGATGTAATTTTAATACGTGTAGCTCTATTTATAGTAGTTGTACTATTATTATTGTAAACATTTAAGCCATACTGTCTACCATTTTCAGTACGAGTTATTTCAATAAATGCAAAGTGAGCATCTGGGTTATCCTGAGTAGTACCTGTAGTACCTACAAGAGTATTAGAATTGCTAGAATCACGACTTGAAACGAAAGTAGTATCATTGATAGTAAGAAACTGTATGTTTTCTGAGTTACCGGTAGCTAGATAAGCTTTGATTGCTGTTTCTCCACCTGTACCATATACTATAGTCTGTGCAGCTCCAGCATTATCACCGTCAGCTTTCCATACTCTAAGTGTACCGTCAGGTGCTACTTGCCCAACATATGAGCCTTCATCTTCATCTCTATGATAATGAAACCACGAACCACCTGTAGCAACACTAGGTAAAGGCTGAGAGTTTATTCTTTTTGCACCCGGTCTTTTATATAAGCCACGGGTTATATCTGGTATCGCATTTACGACATCCTCTACCTGACCCGGAAACTTTAGTTGGTCTGGCTGTTCTGATATGCCACCAATAAAGTTTGGGATGGTTTGTGTTATTGCTGCCATTATCTTCTAAGGTTTCTCCATGGTTGATAGGTTTGATATGCACTATCATCTTCAAATCCAAACATACTATGATCGCCTTGATTGCACTCATACTCCATGAGAGATGCTCTGGCTAGAGACTCCTGACCTTGTAATAATTTTACTAGGTTTGGGTTAGAAACAAGCTGTGTAGCTGCCTGTCTAGATGCTCTATATGTTATGTATCTTCTAAAGACAATAGGTAAATCTTCAAAGTTATAAAGTCTGACAATATCAAGATCTAAGTCAGTTGTAAATACATCTGTGTGATCCTGTTTGTCATATAAAAATCCATTACGACGTACGAGATTATATGTACGGCGAGCTTGGTTGTCATGTAAATCCATGGACAATATGTCATTACCAATAGCAATCCTGCCATTAGCATCTTTGGAAAATGTTACATGTTTTTCTGTGTTAAAGTGCCACCCCTCTGCCTGCGTGTCTACGTTAGCATCACGGAGTAGGTTGTATATGATAGCTGCTTCTGGATTATCAAAAGAGCTGGTTGTTGTTTGTACACCATTAGCATCAGTGGTTACAGTTGTACTAACGTTACCTAAAGCTGTAATTGGTGCTTGTCCGATAGCCCCCAGTATACTGTTCACTGCGGATAGTTCGGTATCGATGTCAATAGTTGTGGTTGCCATAAGAAAAAAAGGAGGCCGAAGCCTCCGTATAATGTGTAAGTTAGAAAGCAGCGTTTCCAACAGTTGTTGCTTCGCCAGCAGCGTTGCGGCTTGTTGCCACACCAGCTACGAACTCAACAGCAGCAGCAGGGTTAAGTGCATCTACACCCATAGCTAGACGACCTAAGATAACATCTCCTTGGTATACCACGGATATGTCTCCAGATGTTGTCTGAACTTGTGGGCCGATTGCTTCAACACAAGCAGCAGCTTCTTTTTGGAAGATAAGTCCACAGCTGTTCTCAAACGCAGAAGTACCGTTACCATAAGAGTTAACAGTCTTTGTTGTTGAAGAACCAGCAGTCTCATCAGCCATAGCAACTTCTACGAAGTCACCGCCTGCTCCGGGGTCTGTAACACCGGGGTTTGTGTTAGATGCAGTACCAAACTTAGTACCGAATCTGCCAAAGAAAGGAATGTTCATTGACTTGAATATCTGGATTCCAGCTATTTCAATGATGCCTTGTCCTGATTGTAGGGCATCTCCTCTCTCTGTACGGTTGATTAAACCGTTTGATTCTACGTTCTGGATAAGTTCGTAGTACTGTCTTGGGTTGAGTACAGCTACTCTTCCTTCTTGACCTACTCCCTTCTCATCTAGTGCAGCGGCTGCATCGTAGAATCCGTTGATTAGACATGTAGAGTCATAAGCAGCTGTACCATCGGTAACACCACTTCTGGTTAGTCTAATCTGTGTTCCACCGGGCTCTTTGAAGCTAGACTTCGTGATTGGTGAAGCTTGTCTTGCAGCCTTTGTGATAGCTCTGAAAGCTTTTCTGTCATACTGCTCTGCAAGAGCGTATCCGATCTTACGAGAAATTTCACCACGTAAATCGTAGTGAGCAAGTGTCTCGTCAAGTTCGTAGACAAATGCACTGGAGATCAATAGATCATCAACAGTCACTGTCTTTTCAGCTACTGGAGGTGCTCCATCAGAGTTACCTAGTATGCTGTTGCCGGGTGTATGATACTCGGCTGTTGTTCTTCCTGTGAAGATGAACTGAAGTGACTTACCGTTTGTAAGTGTTCTCTTCATAATTAGGTCACGTGCTATCGTGTTCCTTTGGAAGCCTTTGAACATCTCTCCGGAAAACAATTTAAGGTATAGTGCCCTCTTGTCTCCAGCTGAGTTTGACTGACCGGGACTTGTTATGTTAGTGGTCAGTGTGCTATTTTGTTGTGCCATTTCTAAGAATGATATTGGTTTACGTTTCTCAGATCTGAAATTTTTTTTGGCCTTTTTTTTGTGGTCT